GACAGAGTTGTACCCTTTAATCTCTTGACGAGCATCGTCGTCTAGATTATAGATGTACTCTTCGCCTTGGTCATTCATAGAAAAGGATAACCCTTCTAAATCACTAACCGTAGACTCCATTTGACTGATCCATTCAGCTCTATCTTCAGCAGATACTCCAGGATCGTTAGCCTCCATAGGCATAGCGTAATCCTCTTTCACTTTGTTGAAGTAGTCCCTAGCAGCTCTAGCGTCCTTATTAAGTTGAACCTTACCAGCGTTAACATCTCTCGCAGTATACTCTTCAGAGTCTGTTTTGTAAGTGGCTGCAATATAATCGTTTAACTCAGCTTCAGTTAAACCTGGATTCTCTACACGTAGATACTCCTTTATTACAGCGTCGTCAGACACATCAGATAAATCAACAGATTGAGTGTTTAGGTAATCTTGAACTGTACGCCCTGTGTTTTTAACATACTCATTAATAACTCGAAGCTGCTCGCTAGCGAAGTCACTACTTTCTGTTTCTGATACAGGGGTGTTAAGATCATCAAATGATGCTACGTCTCGCCCAAGCTTCTCGCTAAGGTATTGTAAGACAACTTCGTCATCACTGATTTCCTCTACCTCTTCCTGCTGACTACCTTGAGGTTCGTCAACATTGGGTTCCTCAGTATTCAAAGAACTTTCTCCTGTTAAGTCTACAACACCAGGTTCTTCCTGGGCTGTATTCTCTGTTGCCTCAACCGCTTGGTTTTCATCACCAGTTAAGTCAACAATATTTTGTTGGGGCTGATCCTGTTGAACTTCGCCACCAAATTTCTGTACTAATTGCTCTCTAATATCCATGTTAATTTAATTTACTTAATAATGTTATTTTCGCAAATATAACGATTTTATTTGAAACCGCAATATTATTGGTCTGCTTCTTGTTTATCGTCTGTTAAAGGTCCTCTTTTACCCTGCCTTTGCTCTATCATTTGAGATTGATTCATGGCAGACTGTTTTTGAACTTCTTTTCTAACAGTCCCTTGAATAGATGCTGCACCTTCTTTACCAAGGTTTCCAAGCTCAATTTCTCTAAGTCTACGCTCATGTTGAGCCTGCTCAAATTGATCTTTAAGCTGGTACTCTAACTGTTTAAGTTGCATTTCAGCTTGAGTCTTAGCCTGCATCTTAGCTTGCTCTATCTGCATTTCTGCTTGCATCTCTTGTTGCTTAAGCTGTGCAGCTTGTTGTGCTGACTGCTGTTGAAGCATAGCGTTTTGTTCTGACGCTTGACGAGCTATGTTTTGCTGCTCTTCCTGATACTTAGCTCTTCTTAAAATAAGCATCTGGTTAGCCATCTTAATATTCTTGATAGACCTAATGGTAATAGCGTCCTCAAGTCTGAGTTCTTTCTGAGCTAAAGATACTTGAATGTTCTGTTCCATCATTTGTCTTTCTTCCTCGCTAGGTGCAACATCTAATGTTATACCAAACTCGTGAATAGAAAGCTTCTTCATCATATCAATACTGTGCATAGAGGTGTCTCCAATAACGTTACTATACATCTTATGTAGACCTTTAAAGTTTACTAGGTCCTGCATACGAATAGTAATACTTTGAGATACACGCCTTGTAACGTTAAGGTAAGCGTCATTTACATCTCTAGTAGCGTTGTTAGATGCTAGCAATGCTAACTTCTGTACACCCACCAAAGCCTCGCTAGATGGTTGTGAAGCATCTCTAGCTTCGTTCACACCAGTTACATCACGAATCATTTGTAAGTTGTGCTGGTAAACATTTATAAGAGTACCAAAGTCTCTACCAATACCATTCTCTAATTCTTGAATAGGCATAGCTCCAGTCATCTGACCTTCATCGTCTATCCTTCGGTAGTATATGTTACCAGTTTGATCGTATATTTCCTGAAGCTCCATAGGTGTAAAAGTACCACCATCTCCCTTAGATACGTTCTCTAAAGAACCAATCTCAAACGCAGCACCCTTTGGCCTAGCCTTAGCAAGTACTTGCTGTATTTTAAGGTGAGCTAACTGTATTTGATCTGCGAAAGGAATCATTCTATCCACTAAAGACCTTGACTTCATTTTGTATAAGTTTGGTTGATAAACTATATACGAAAGTCTAGTTTCAGCTAAGTTAGATTTTGGCCTAGGAATGTCCTGCATCATACCATAGTTAAAGATGTAATCAGTATCTATAATATACTTACCTTTATATATAACCTTTACTGTAGAACCTATATCTTCTCTTTTAGTTTTAGAGTTTTTAGGCTTCTTGTAGTTAGATGGTTTCTTGTTTACTGAGTAGCCACCATGTCTGTTTTCTTTTTTCTCGTAGTTTAAGTTATGGCTAGTTATAAACTCAGCGTCTAAAACGTTAACGCTAAACTTGTCGTAGTCGTAAGTTTCGTTACCGTTATCATAAAAAGCCTCAGTGCTGTAGTTCATAGGGTTGTTGTTTTTCCCTGCGTACTGTTTAGCAATCTTTATGTAATCATCTTCACTAAACTCATGACCTGCTTGTTGTTTAAGGTCAGCAATAGTCATAGAGTAAACCTCTCCAGCGTGACGTATGTTTTTAAAGTCAGGCTTTGAAGAGAAAGAAGTAATAAGATTTGCTGGATCTACGTGACGAATCTTTACACCTTCAGTTTTAGATATTTCTGTTTTAGCAGCACAAAGACCTAAAATAACAAGGTCACGAATCATGTACCTTTTAGTCTCGTCATAATCATTCATATCTAAGGTATACTCTATAGCCTTTTCTAGGGCAATCTCTACACTTTGTTTGTAGTTAAGGGCCATAAACATATCAATCTCTTCATTAGTTTCAGCTACAAAACCATCTGGTGTCAACGGTAAACCAGTTTGATCCTCTAACTCTTCCATGAAGTCTTTATTGTACATATCAGCAAACATCTGCTTCTTCTTGTTCATCCTTTCTTTAGCAGCAATAGGATCAATAGACTTTGCCTTTATATCGTACTCTTGATTTACCATTCCGTTAATAATAACATCAACAAACTTAGGTATAATAGATACAGGAGTAAAGTCTATGTTTAAGTAAGAAGAGTCACCCTGAACATCAAGAAGGTCTTTGTACTTACCTACATCCTGAGTTCCTTCAGCGTAACTTCTATTTCTGGCGTACCTCATTTTCAAATCCCTGAAGTATACATCTCCATTGTTTTTCCACTCGTAGTACATAGCCTTAAAGTAATCAAGACCGTACTGGTTGGCTGCCTTTTCTTCATTAGAAGCTAAAGGAGAAGGGTAGCCATTTAATTTTTGTTTACCGTTGTTATAAATCATGCCCTTAATTGTTTACTAGCCATCCCTTTGTTGTTATACCTTTTAACTAAAGGAGATGATATTTTTAATTCCTTCTTAGGTTTTACATATTTCTGAGACGCTAGTAAAGCCAATGATGACGATATACTAGCATCGTACTTTGTTCTGTTATCTATTTCAAATCTACTCCAATCATCTAGCAGCGTGTTAAAGTAACATCTACCCATCTCTCCAGTTTCTTCGTTCTGTCCAACGTGGTCGTATATGTAAGTTGCTATAGCTTCTGCCTGAGCATTAATTACAGCAGCTCCAGATCCAGGAATACCTTTAGTCTTTTGCTTACCTCTACTCCACTCTGTGTGGGTCATATCTGGTCTATCCATCAAATACTCGTAGTACCCTCTATTCTCGAAGTACTTTAATATACCTACTTTGTTATTCTCTACTAATATCTGGCATCCATAAAAGACACACATTTTAATCATGTCTTCGTAGAATATTTCTGCTTTAGGCGGTCTATTAATATACTCACACACAAACTGCATAGACGCATCGCTTGCCATGCTAAACTTATGAAAAACATGAGCAGCAGCATCAGATCGCCTACCATCAGTAGTGGTGTCATGGTCATAAGGGTCACAGCCTGCAACAAGGTTATCTGCCCTTCCAGGAAATCTTTTACCGTACCTACTAGAGATAATGTTTTGATCCTGATGTTCTGGAACCCAGCTAATCTCCCACTTACCTTTTCTATGAGGTATCCAAATAACCTCTTCATCCCTCTTACCGTTTTTCCAGACAAACTCTCCTCTTGTTGTTGTTGCATTATTTACTTCGTTGTAATCCATTTGTTGATAAATCCTTTCAACGTCAAAGATACAACTTTGTGTGTCATTTCTGAAAGCTTCTTCCACAGTAAATGGAAACTGTCTTTTAAATTCTGATAACGCTGTAGTATCGTTCTTTAAAGCTTCCCTTCTGTTTTTGCAATAATCTCTAGCTCCAACATCTATAAGCATATCATCTATTCCCATTATAGGCTTTTCAGGGCTATCTATAACAGAGTAACCATACTCGTCTATAAAACCCTCTAGGTTATCAAAAGCAGGTATAAACAACTTATACAAACCACTTTTAGTTCTACCGTTAAGGTCTTTCTCGCCTGTGTCTGAATCGTAGAATATATCTTTAAACTCAGCACCACCATCTTGCTGTTTGTTAGCTGTAGATCCCATCATACATTTACCAACAACCTTTCGACCTAAAAGCAGACAGGTCTGTGTAACCCCCCAGTTTTTCTTAATAGAATTTTGACCTGTCCACTTTCCAGCCTCATCATGGACTAGAAGCTTAAGCTTCATACCATCATAACTATTGTCTGCAGTGTTTCTCCAATCTATTGTAGAGTTTAAAGCCTCTGACTTTTCTATGTGCTTTTGATTTTTAGTAATCTTTTTAGCTGGCTCTCTAAACGCTAACTCTACACGAGGGTTACTAGAACCATCCTGTATAGGTTGAAAAAAGAATGGGTAGTTTCTGTATATACGAACTACCTTATCTGTAAACATTGTTTTAGCATCAGCACCAGTTTTAGATAACAAACCAAAGTTACTGTCGTAAGTTTGTGTAGCTTGATTTACAATCTCACTACTAGCCATGTAAGAAAAACCACTACGTCTGTTCTTAAGGAAACACATCCCATAAGAGTTATTGTCTAGCTTACACGCTTCCCAAAAAATAAAGAACGTTCTGTTAGCATCCCTGTAATCAGGGTAACCAACATCTATTTTGCTCCACTGTATAAACATATAGTGAGAGCCTGTAATATAAGTAGGGACTCCGTTATTATAAAACCAAAGCCCCTCTATTCTACGCCTAAACTCTTCTTCTATGTAATCTACATAGTCAGAAGCATTTTCTCTAGTAAGCCCTTTAGGCATATCCTCTCTAGTCCACTTTTGTTTAGACTTAGAAAGGTTATGATAAAGTATATCCTTCTTCTTTGGCTTTTTAGGTAGTACAATCTTTAAGTTATCAAACTCTAAGACTTCACCTTCGCTGCCCTTTATTAAGTATATATTATCACTTTTTTGCATACCTTTCAGCAAAAGATCCTTTAAAATCTTTTTTCTCTTCTATAAGGGACTCACCCTCTTTTATTCTATCTTCAAGGTTTTTAATACCTAAAAGAATTTCCTGACAGTCTTCAAAACACTCTCTCTTGGCTTTTATAGCCTGTCTTCTTCTAGCATCATCTTCCTCTACTAAAGGTTTGCCTATTTCTTCTATTAAAAGATCTACAGCACCTTTACTAGCCTCGATAAGCTTTTCCAAAGTCTTAAGAGCGTAATCTTTATTTTCCTTCTTCATAGACAGCTAGTATATCAAAGTTTCTCATACGCAAAAGCTTTGTCCCATCTATGTCCATGTCATACTCAGAGTTCTCACTAAATAGTACTCTGTTTCCTTCCGTTACTCCCTGCTCTCTCAGCTCCTCGTTTATATAAACTGCCTTACCATGAAGGCTTACTTCTTTTGCTACAGACTCTATTATAATGCCACTACTAGTTTCCTCTGGCTTTTTTTCCTCTTGCTCTATAAAGTTCCATCTTCCTATTGGTAAGTACTTACCATCTCGTTCTACTAGATATACCTGATTAATATTTGCTTGGTATATGTTTTCTTCGTCAATGTACTTTACTAAGTTACCTTCTGTAGCTACAAAGTC